AGGTCCTTCTCCAGCGCATTGGCGAGCTGGTCTTCCTGAACCGTAGAGCCGTTCGAGTCGTTCCTGATCTTCACCGGGCCATCGGTCGGCAGCATCTCAGAGCGGGCATTGGCCTGAAAACGCAAAACCGCCTCAAGAAGAAGCGGGTGTCGGACTTTTGACATGCCCTCGACTGGTGCGCCATCAGACGCGCCTTGGAGGCCGGGAATCTCGATCTTCAGACCCAGCAGCTTGATGCCCTGCGCCCGGTCCTCGACCCATTCCTTGCGACTCTCGATGTCGTCGGAGATGCCGTCCATCAGCTCATTCGAGATGCGAACCAGCTCGCCCGAGTCGATGTCGTCCACGAGATTGCGGAACCAGTCAGCCGTGTCCTCGGGGTCGTAAGCCTCCTCGACGGGCCTGCCATCCAAAGAGACGGCGATCGACCCATCGGGATACTCGATCTTCAGGACGTTGCCCCGATCGTCAGTCTCGTAAGAAGGCGCACCCTCCTCGACCTCAACAATAAGATCATCGTTAACAGCGGCGGGGGATTCGTCAGTAGGAAGCTGGCGGATACCCGCAGCGAGGCCGGGAGTCATTGGCATGGGCTAACCCTCTTGAGCGTCCAGCTTCTCCATTTCTTCGGTAAAGCTCTGGATGCCTTCCTGAGCGGCCATTGTATCGGTTTTTGCTAGGATTTCATAGTGACGGACGTAATCGTGGGGCGGCTTTCCCCAGACCTCGACCTTGAAGCACCCGACCGTGATGGGCGTGGGAGCCCGAACAACGTCAACTATTGCCTGAGCCAGAACCCGCTTCATCTCACCCGTCCTCATTTATGGGATGGGCCACATTAGCACAGGTTAACCCTTATCCTCCAGCGCAGCGCGGGCAACCAACGCAGCTTCTTGGCATTTGTCGCAGCAAGTGTTGGCAGCTATAGAACGCAGCGCCTTCTCCAGCGCCTCTATGCGGTCTGCCGCCTCAGAGGCGATGCTATGGCGTAAACCCGTTTCGGGGTCTTCAGCGCGCAGCCGTTTCACAAGATCATTGCTCATCGTTCCCCCTACCGACGCACGAGTTCCATTTTGCAAAAAGCATTTCCCTCGACTTTCCTGCCATTGTCGTTCTGAACGACGAGGTAGCCTCGCCCATTATCGAGGTCCACAACCAGCGTGACGTTGGCCTCAGAACCAATGTGGCGGATAATGCCCATGTCCCTGCCGCGCTCTTGCACGCGCTCAGAGAACGCCTCTCTGCGCCTGCCATCATCAAACGAGATGAACCCTTTGCTTTGATGAACGGCATAGAAAAACTTTTCGCCGTTATCGAGCGTGCAGTCTCCGGTAGCCCATGATTTAAGCTGCACCGGTGTGATGGCCGCTATCGTCGCAACTAATCCAATCTTCAGCATTCGGCCCTCCTATATCGAGGCGAATACTTTACAACACTAAACAGCTTCTGGCTAGTTCTAAATGGGATAGAGCGGCTGAGGAGGCGCACCCGTGTGGCGCATCTGGTCTTGGATGTCAGCCGTCCATTCAGCGCCGCGCACCAGCAGACCCAGCTCGCGCATGTGGCGCAAGGCCATCGACACCGTGTCCACCAAGTCGTCGTGCTTGCCTTTCGGGAACGTGCCCACCTGCGTGATGACCATATCGGCCCACGCCCGATCGGGAGCGTAGATCAATCCCTCGGCGAACAGATGCTGGACGCTGTAAAGGCGAGCCAGCTTGTCCTGCCCCTTCGGGTCCACGAGCTGAACGGCGAAGTCTTCGTGCCCGTACAGCCGGCGAATTTCCTGCGCGACCGAGTGGCCTGCCGCTTTGTTCTCGATCAGGAGCTTGTCGAATCCTTTGACGGTCTTGTAGGTCTCCATGACCTTCTCGACCAGCTCATGCAGCTCAAGCCTCGCCTGCCAAGCATAGAGAAGGATGACGCGCGGGTGCTCCTCGGTGTAGGTGCGCTTGATGACGCTGGTCAGTTCCCCGTCAGGCGTGATGACTCGGTTAGCCATCGCTCTCTGCTCGCCGCCGGAGAAGACGCCCCAGACGGTCAAGGCCGAGAAGTCGTTCTCGGTCTTCGTGGTGTAGGCCGTGTCGAGACTTGCGATCGTGTATTCGATCGGCGGGAACTCGTCGTCGCGCTCCCATAGCTGCCACCACTCGCGCTTGATGACGCCGCCGCCCTTCGGCTCAGGACGCTGCTGGAGCTGGCCGGCAGAAGCCCACGGGCCAAGCTGCCGCTCAAGGATGTCCACCTCTTGATCGCCGAACCGCTCGGGCCACAGAAGCTGGCCGGGCTCCTCACGCGGGTCCTTCCAGCCGATCGATGTGACGAAGCTGCGCTCAGGCTCATAGCGCATAGGCAGCATCAGGTGCGTCCACTCGCCCTTGTCCTTCGACAGGATGTGCCCCGTCAGGTCTTCCTCAGACAGGCGCTGCTGGATGACCACAAAAGCGCCCGAGCGCGGATCATTGAGGCGGGTCGAGAGCGCCGAGTCCCACCACTCGATCGTGGTTTCAATCGTGGCTTCGCTGAAGGCTTCTTGGGCCGCATTAGGATCGTCCACCACAATGATGTTTCCGCCTTCGCCCGTGAGAGCCGAGCCGACCGAAGTCGAGAGGCGAGAGCCGCCAACGGTGTTGTCGAACCGCGTCTTAGTGTTCTGGTCGCCCGTAAGGCTGAATCTGTCACCCCACCGCTCCTTGTACCAAGGGCTCTCGACCAGACGCCGGCACTTAACAGAGTCGCGCAGGGCGAGCTGCTGGGCGTAGGACGCATGAAGGAACTGGACGCCCGGACCTGAAGTCGGGCTGTGCTGCTTCTGGGTCCAAACCCACGCCGGGAAGGCCACAGAGGTCAGCGAGGACTTGGCGCAGCGCGGCGGGATGTTGATGATGAGGCGCTTGATCTCCCCATCGCAGACGGCCTGTAGATGCTCAGCGACCGCCTCGATGGGCCAGCCGTCCGTAAACGGGCTCGGGTCAACATAGCGCCAGCCGTTCCGCAGGAAGCGATAAAGGCTGCGCTCGTTCTTCAGAGCGTCGATCTTCAGGAGCGACTTGTCGAGGTCGATCTTCTGGCCCTTGATGATCGCGACCGTCATGCGGTCTTCTCGTCATCGTCCTTGAACTCGATGAGAGCCTGTTCAAGCGCCTCAAGCTGGTCGTCGTCCAGATGGTCAACCTCGACGGCTCTGGCGATTAGCTCGATCGCCCCGCCATTGGCTCCAGTCAGCTCGGTCTGCTTGATGTCCTGCCAGTCTTTGCGGAACCTGTTCTTCATCTGGAAGATGTAGGCCGCAGAGTTGAATGCCGGGAAAGCGCCGAAAGTCGCCTGCCTTCCCATTCTCTCCCACCAAGACTGGGCTAATTCGTCAGCTTTTTGCATTACGTCAAAAAATTCAGGGTCGTCTTGCGTCCAGTTCCATAGTGTCGCTCTAGTAATGCCTAGCTCTACAGCTATCTCGACCTTACTGGCTCCGTTGCCTGCAAGCTCCATGATGATGGGGAGCATTGAGGGATGGTACTTGGTTGGGCGACCGACTGAGCGGGTTCCTACAGGCTCTCCGGACTTGCCGCCATCTATGACTCCAAAAGGCTTTTTGCGGGAAGCCTTGGACTTTGACTTGGGCTTTTCGGTCTTTGGCGTATCGGTATCAGACATCAAATCCCCCTGTGCAGGGCCTCACGTTCTCGCCCTGCTTGCCGACCATTGCGACGGGGCACGGGTGGCTTGCCACTGCATCGTACCGGGTAGATCGTTAGGCAGGCGCTGGAGAACACCCTGCCTAGATAGTATAGCACTTTCAGCGTGAAAAGCTACTCGATAGGCCACATCCAAGCCACCAAGAGGATACCGAGAGGGAAGCCTACGAACACCAAAATCATGACGAGAAGAACCGGGTCCATATTTTTTTCTCCTTTTTGCATTTTTCCTGTTGCAGGCACTAGGGCATTATGCCATAGTGTCTGTGTTGATTCGATACCTGATGGAGATACCCGATGCTTGACGTTTCCTACATCAACCGCCTCCGCCACGCCTTCGGTCGCTGCCCTGTTTGCGCCTCCAAGCAGATTGGTCTGCGCCGCCTGCGCGATGCCAAGCTGTTCCATCGCACCAACCCCGAGTACGCGACCAAGCTGGTTCAGGAGGCCGAGTACCTCCTCGATAGCTGCAAGCAGCGCAGCTTTACCCGCGTGGCCCTTAGCGCCTAACACCCCCACTGATGGAGATAACAATGACCCGCAACGAACAGCTCACCCGCGAATGGATCAGCTCCGCCCAGACCAACGGCATCTGCATCTATGGCTTGTCCGACCGCCTGCTGGCGAAAGAAATGCGCCGGGCGCACGTCCGCAGCGGCGCATTTGGAAAAGACTGCCCCGTCAAGGAGGCCCGTGGCGTGGCGATCCTCGCGTGGGGCAAGGACGAGCTTGGCAACATTGTCGCCCTCTGCGCCGACCGCAAGACCCGGCAATTCATCTAGGGGCTTCGGCCCCCACCTACCCTCATGATTATGGAGATTGATATGTTTGACCTGACCCCATACACCGCCCTCTACGCAAACAACATCTGCTACAGCGACGCTTACCCCTACGAGATCGTCCGCATCATCAGCGCCAAGACC